TCTTAAGTGATCCGTCACGTTTGGTTACGTGCATTTCTTGTTCTGGGATTGCTGAATTAGATGACATACTTATTGTATAATATAATGATACAATTCTATATTGTTTTCTAAATAGAATTGTATACTGTAAACCCTTGAAGATTATTTCGAATCTTTCTTTTTACGGCACATTTTTACACCATCTATGATAATAGCAGAGGAACCTTTTGGACATCTTTTCTTATCTGGTTCTAGTGGATTGTATTCATACTCTATATTTTCTCCGATGACAGTTACTTTTTTTGTAGTGTTTTTTTTCGCATTTTTTTTGGGTATTGCCTTCTGGGTTTTGCGAGGTTTCTGTATTACATTTTCGTCAAGTATAGTAACTGGACTACCTTTCGACAAACTCCACAAAGCATTTTGTAGATACGATTGGATATATTTCTTAGATAAAATACTTTTTGCAAATTCCATGCCATTTCTTGCGATTTCTTGGCATTTGTCGTCATTTGTTTTACACCAGCGAATTACATCCAATAAATCGGACAAGTCTGCTTTAACTGGTATATAATGTACTTTATTTTGTATCATATGATCCACCCATGATGTATATTGACTAGTAACCCGTAATATAAGAGAACCTGTTAACATAGTAGCAAGTAAACGATATGCATTTACATTCCCGTCGATATGAATTATATATTTGTATTTGCTTTGATCTGCCATAGTTAAAAATCCGCCCGATAAACCTATGTTGGTATTCATAGAACCGATTCCGTATTTTGGATCAAATTTAATGGACTTGGAATTCACATTATTTCCATCTTTATTTGTCAATTTCGCGTCTAAAAGACTGGACTTAATTTTTGCAACTTTGATTCTCATGTTTGTTTTGTCAGTATAACCACATCCAGTAGGACCACCTCGGAAGACCGCTTTTTGGTATAGTTTATCTTCCCATTTCGTAATATAATTCGGGTTTGGCTTTGGATCAGGGGTTTTTAAAACTAACATTACATCATCGTAATTTGGTATCGGAATATCTAAATAATTTCGTTGTCCAGAAATACTTAATATAGGAATATGTTTTTTATAATCATGTTCTCCTAGTTCGGTTTTTCCAGTTACCATTGTAAATGGAGATTTCCCATCATTCCTTAGTATTATAGCGTCGGTTAAATTCAATATGAAAACGCCATTCGGTAAATTCAATCCACGGATCAGTTCTAAATATTCATTATTGTTTAGTTTACTCGATTTAGAGAATGGTTTTACAATACATTGCATCACACGTAGATTGTCTATGTTTTTAGATATCATGTCGTTTACTGTTTTTTTCTGGTAAGTATTCATTGTTTTATTATCGAGAACATTTGTGTGATTTAATAAAATATCTTTGAATACTGGTGCTGTAGATTGGGCATCCAATTTACATAAGAGAACATTATTATCGTTTATGCATAACATATAACACTGATGATGTAAAAAATCCAAAACGTATCTTAGTGTATTACCGAGTGATTCTAAAGTCATTTCCCATTTTTCATCATACAACTGAGATGGATAATTACTATTAGTACCGTTCGATAAACGCGGAGTATCGCTTCGGTTCTCAATATTTGCTATATATTCACTACCAACTTCAAAGGCTTCGTTATACGTATGTATAACACGCATTTCATATTTCTTACTCATTGTTACATTACGTATATATTTTATAATTTTACTAAACATGTGTTTTTCTTGAGTTTAATTACATTCGTAATATTGTGATTTTCCTGCGTAACTTCTCTCTTTTTAGCGGCTCGATGTTCGTATCCAGTTTTTCGTTCTTTCAAAATCGTTTCCCAAGTAGTTAAAATTGTTGGGAGCGCCGATTGAAACCAATTTGGGTTGCGTTTTACCAGAATACACGAGAACTCATCCATATACCAATAAGTTGTTGTATATAAAACCAGAGTATCTTTGAAATCGTCCTTTGTATTTATGATCCAATCTTGGTATGTCATATCTAGGTCAAGTGGCATGTATTTATATATAGGTTTGGAATCGGGCACATTCCGTTGTAGGAAACACAAAATAACACCCTTATATTCCTGATTAATGTCATCCGCATATGCCTCTGGTGACTCATACTCCTTAAATCGCGTTTCTATGAAATCGCATTCGTCTAGGTCACATGTTTCCATTTGTACTTGCATTTGAATCCAATATTCCTCTTTTGGTTTATCAGTTATATCGCGATTCACTATATTCTTAATCTCAATCATTCGTCCATAACGGTCTGACTTAGGGTCTACATTAATTCCATCGGGTGATGCCCCTATAAAACTGTGATTGATGTGTTGGATACAACCGAAGTCCGCTACACGGGTATTATATTTTTTCTCATAAACCATTACAGATACCATCTCGTATAAAATACCCCATTGTAATGAACCGCCACCGAACCAATTAGATTTTTCATCAGCTAATGGTTTACATTTCTCATAAATCAGACTGTTTCTTTGCGATTCACTCGACAATGCTTTCCATATACTACTTGCAGTTAATAGATTGTGACGATATTCATACCATTCCGTCGTTTTTTGAGTTGGTTGTGGGAGTGATTTCAGGACCATAATCGTTTGGGTGGTCTGTTCAATATCCGTATATGAAATTAAGTTAGAATCCGTTATTGAACGCGTTGGATAATACAATTCAAAAAATGTTTCTACTATTTGGGTGATATAATCGTCAATATTTTCGTCTAGTGTAATTATGTTTGCTTCTATTAAATCCTCGTTAAATAAATATTGGATATCATTTAATATATTTTCGTGAAAATCGGGGTCTGAATATAATAAAGCATCGTCAATAAGAATGTCATACATAAGTTCGTGTATAGTGCGCTCTAAATCACTATATTCGTCTTCATTCATTTCGAACGATAGTTCTTTATCTTCATTATCATTAATTCCATAGGATGTGTCTAATACCATTTTATATATATATAAAATAGTTTCTATATCAATTCAATTTATCTTCTGCTACGACCACCGCCCGTTTTGGTGTTAATGACTTCAATGTCGAAACACGCTTAGTATCTGTATTTTTTAATGTGTAATTATGAGTGATTGCATTATAGGATAATGCTGGTATACTGATAACCGTTCTAGTATCCTTATTGTATTTCACATCTTTGGTCTTATTGATTTTGTTTGCCTTCAAACACTCACTGAAAAACATTTTTAGGGATTTAATGTCTTTGGCTGATAATGATTTTTCCTTCCCGTATGTTTCAGCAAATGAATGTAGCGCTTGAGTTTTAACGGTTTTATCCAATTTATTCCAAGAATCCGCCTTATTGTTCTGTTTCTCTCTCTCGAGTAAAGAGTCCAAATTTACACTCGTGATATTGGATGTAGTCGTGGAAGTATTTGTGATATATTTGCTTGTATAAACTGGTTCTTTCGCTTCTTCTGTCATGTTCTCTTTATATATTATATCGCAATCGTTCTATCTTCTTTTTTTAAATACATATAATGATTATGGAATCCAAACTAATAGAACTACCGAAAAAAAACGAAACGTCAAAGAAGGTCGAAACAATAAAAGAGAAGAAAGCACGTGTAGTGACCCATCGAGATAACTGGCAACACGAGTACGAACCAAGCATACAATTAGAATTACTCACGACCGATTCTAGTAATAATCCTATATACAAGACAATGATGCAACAAATACAATGTAAACTAAATGGATATAAATCACAAGACCAGAAAAAGAAAATATATGATTGTGATCAAATCATAAATTTAGAGTCTACTATCCAGTTGTTAATAAAAAGTAAATTGAATTGTTATTATTGTAAAGGATTAGTTAAAGTATTATATGAACATGTGAGAGAACCTAAACAATGGACTTTAGAGCGAATTAACAATGATTTTGGTCATAATATAGGAAATTTAGAAATAGCTTGTTTATCATGTAATCTAAGTAGACGCACTATGTATCACGAACGGTTTATATTCACGAAACAGCTTGTCATTGTAAAGAAATAGTTATAATTACCATTTCAATAATTCTGGGAAATATTCATTCAATAGGTTCTCGTAATATCTGCGAATCTCATCACTTACGGTGAAATCAGTATCTTCTTTAGAATACAAGTCAAAATTATTGAAATTGATAACATCCTGCATAATCATTTCATCTCCGGGCTGCATAAGATGAGAGTATGCCTTTCCTGTATGCCACGGATAAAACGAATGAAACCTGATTATTTTTTGATATCTATCTGATATTCGATGCTTACCTTTATTATATTGGAGAACCTGATATAAATATTCGTCATGTCCAAACGACAATTTTAGGTTCTCAATTCCACAATTTGGTTTGTATATTCCATATTCAGTAGAATATAATGGATTATTATAATCAGGGTTATCTTTCATGGTATCATGATATACAATTGATTCAGGAAACTTACATCCAACTACATACGTATCACCGACCACTACTGAACTAGGTTCGTTAAATATGAAAAGCACTTTTCCTAGATCATGGATTAAACCACATATTTGGAGTTCTTTGTCATCTGGGTATTGTTTGCGAATACGTTCGGCGGTTTGGTATGCGTGGAGAGAGTTCTCTGAATGTGTGTCTGGGTCACTTGGGTCGACGAAAGAATCCATCATGAACAATGCTCTATGTATACTCATTTCGAACTTCACATTCCCTAAATTATGATATTGTTTTGTTTTGTTATTTACATATTCGTATGTCTGTAGTCGATGTTGTTCTTTGTAAAAATGATACTGTGGAGTATCAATTATATAGTTTCGTAATTGCGTCATATACACATGTATAAGATAAAGTTATCCGAATGTGTTCTCACAACTATAGCTCATATAAAGAAATCGATCGTTGCGGTCATGATAATTAGAATATACTTTGCAAACTAGGTCGGTATTACATGTTACGTAACCACCAACAAACATGAAAATTGCTTTATCTGACGACATTTGTAATCGTTTACGGATAACGTATAAAAATTGTCCCATAGTTAGATCAATTGGAACTAAATATTTACGTTTATCTAATTGTGGTGTATCACTCGAACAATTTGGATTTCGCTCTACGATAACGGGAATTCGGTCTGGATATTTACTCATTATTCTATCAGCTTCCGTTATATTATTCTCTGGATTTGATGATAAAAAAGGAATTTGAAAATTCATTTTCTATTATATCCTAGTATTT